GTTATCTACTGGTAACCCATTGGGATACAGTTAAAGCATGGATGGCAGAATTCTGGCAAACCATTACCGCTTTGGTCGATAGCGGTATTAGTGCAGTAACTAACTTATTCAATGGCTTACCTGAACCCATTAAAGCCGTGCTTTCTGGCATATGGGACACCATGAAAACGGTATTTTCATGGTCACCACTTGGGCTGATAACCAACAACTTTAGCGAAATAATGACATTTCTTACAGGCCTACCCGCTACATTTAGCAGCCTGGGAGAGATGACCATGGACGGCTTAATTAATGGAATAACCAGTAAAATAGCCACACTGAAAGAAACCATGTATGGCATGGGCAGTGAGGTTATTAATAGCTTTAAGGATATGCTCGGCATTGCCTCTCCTAGTAAGGTCTTTGCCGTCATGGGTGACCAAACCATGCAAGGATTAACAGTTGGTCTTAATCGTAGCCAACAATCGCCAATCAATGAAGTCAGCAAGCTCGGTAAGCAAATGGCAGGCACTGCATTTGTGCTGGGCATTTCTGCGCTACCCGCTGCCGCAATGCCAGATGCTGCTCGGTTGATTAAAAGCGGAGAGTTACCTGCAAAGACAATTCAGCGCCATGCTGATGGCCAGTTAGCACCTAATGCTACGCCTGCTGTCGATAGATTAAACGCCGGCACAGCCTTTAGGCATCGCCAATTGCAGCCACCTCAGGCTGTTCACATCGATGCTGGCATCCATGCACCCATTACAATTTATGCTACTGCCAATATGGACCCACAAGATATCGCTCGCTTAGTTGCAATCGAATTAGATAAAAGACAACGAACCCAACAAGCAAGATTACGCACTAGCCTTAAGGACCTTAACTAATATGAGTAAATCACAATGATGATGACACTTGGTTTCTTTGTATTTAGCAGGCTTTCGGTGCCATACCAAACCTCACAGCACGATATGGTATGGCGTCATCCAACCAATAGCCGCGTAGGTGCGCGGCCATCAGCACAGTTCTTAGGTGTGGGTGACGAAACCCTATCGCTGTCAGGCGTATTATTGCCAGAAATAACTGGTGGTGAACTTAGCCTAGAGGTACTGCGTAAAATGGCAGATACAGGCAAAGCTTATCCATTAATAGAAGGTCGAGGCACTGTGACTGGCTTCTTTGTGATTGAGAAAATTAGCAAAGGCCGTAGCGAGTTTTTTTCAGATGGTGCAGCAAGGCGAATCGAATTTACCATTGAGCTTAAACGTGTAGATGAAAAGAATACTAGCCTCATCGCCAGTGAAAACCTTATTGGTATCGGTATCAGCAAACTGATAAGAGGCATTCTATGAATGCACTACTCGAGCAGTTTAATCCCCTTGCATCAGGCGACCAGCCAACGCCAGACTATCAAATATTGGTCAATGGCAAAGACATCAGCCCTAAAGTGAAAGCACGGCTTATATCATTGCGTCTCACCGACAATCGCGGCTTTGAAACTGATAGCATTGAAGTGCAGCTCGATGATGCAGACGGTCAACTGGATATGCCCCCCAAGGGGGCTACCATGCAAGTATGTATAGGCTGGAAAGGTAATGCGTTAGTCGATAAAGGCACATACACCATTGACGAACTAGAACACAGTGGCCCGCCAGATATCTTAACCATTCGGGGGAAATCAGCTGATATGCGTGGCACCTTGCAGCAAAGTCGTGAACAAAGCTATCACCAGCAAAATGTGAGTAGCATTATCGATATCATCGCTGCTCGGCACCAACTTAAAGCAAAAATTAGCGATAACCTGCAGATGGAATTTATTGATCATATTGACCAAGCTAACGAATCAGACGCCAACTTTTTAAGCCGCCTAGCTGAACAGTTTGATGCCATAGCAACAGTTAAAAATGGCAACTTGTTATTTTTACAAGCAGGTTTAGCCAATAACGCCAGCGGCATCGCGCTCGACCGTGTAGACATAACTCGTCAATCAGGCGATAGCCATCACTTTGGTGTGGCCGACCGAGATGCTTATTCAGGCGTAGTCGCTTACTGGCAAAACAACAAAAAAGCTAAACGCCAAACGGTAAAAGCTAAAAAGCCCTGGCAAAAATATAAGGCTGAACCTAAGGCAGAAATAGCGGAAAACGATATAAAAACGATTGTAGGCGAAAAGGAAATCATGGTTGGCAGTAACGACAACGTCAAAACCCTGCGGCATATCTATGCTAACAAGCAAAACGCCGAGCGAGCAGCAAGAGCAATGTGGGATAAGCTGCAACGCGGCGTGGCTAACTTCACCATTACCTTAGCCATGGGGCGGCCGGAGCTATTCCCCGAACTGCCGGTTAGCGTCAGCGGCTTTAAACCGCCAATAGATAACAGCGCCTGGCTAGTCACACGCGTAGAGCACAATATTAATGATATGGGATTTACCACAGGGATAGAGCTAGAAGTAAAAAATAGCGAAGTGGCCGAGGTGATCGGTGGCGAAGATGAAACAGATTAACGACAGCGAAAGATAAATTTTTTGCAACGACACACAATATGTTGTGTATATAACCCTGTAGCCACCCTTTAGAATGTTTGTACGCAGTGACAATAAGGAGTTAGCCATTATGATCTCGCATAAACCATATAAGACCTACACCCATAAAGGGGCTGTGTAATGGGTTGCGGTGCAGGCATGACCTGCCCACACTGCGATAGTCGTGCGCTACAGCGCCGAACTCGCAGTATCACTCCGCTCACTCGTGAAAAAACCTACCGCTGCAATAACGACGAATGTGGTCACATATTCGTTAGCATTGAAGAAATCCAGCGCACAGTAGTGTCGCCTCGCATTTGCCGAGAAGGGATAAATTTGCAAATGAGCAGAATATCCAAACAACAAGTAGAGCCAAACAACACGCAACCCAACCGCACTCAACGATAACAATCAGTAATATCAAAACTAGAAGCCCACATTAAAGTGGGCTTTTTTACTATTCCTTGAACTTATCGTGCAACTTATGCGGATACAGCTGTGTATAAACCTGCCATAAGATATTCAAATTTCTGTGCCCGGTTACCTGTGCGACTTCCTCAATCGAATATCCTTTTTCAAACAGCCTACTCGCTCCTTCGCGGCGTAAATCGTGGTAACGCAAATCGATAATACCAAGTTCATTACGAACACGCTGAAAGCCCGCAGTCACGGATTTTGCGTTATAGGGGAAAATTAAGTCATCAGAAACAGGTTGGCGCATAGCAATGTCAAACGATCCACCAAGCAAAGGTACAATCATATGGTTACCTTCTTTTTTTCTTGGGTCCTTTCTATCACGTACTAAAATGGTCTTATGATTTTTATTGAGATCAACCCACTTTAACTTACACACTTCGCCAATGCGCATGCAGGTTAAAATACTGAAGTCTAAAATGTCGATAAACGGAATGCGATTAGGACCATTGGGGCGGTAATTCATTCGTAGTTCAAGCCCTTCTTTTAATCGTTCAAGCTCATTCTCTGTTGGTCTACGTGTTCGTTTTTGGCTTTTACCCACCAAGCCCATTTCTATTAGAACAGGTACAGCCTCTTCAAAAATCTGAAAGTTTGCATCAATATTCCAGACTGGGGCGGCTTTTTTCATCACACTACGAAGGTAAGCAATATCATGATAAATAGTCGCGGGGCCGGCGCCAGCCATGCGCCTATTTTTACAATGTTCAATTAAGTCGCTAGTCTTTAAATTGTTACTTCTTACTTTGGAAATATCGCAATCAATCAGCATACGAATAACATATTGCTTGGTTCGGCCGGTTCTTGACCACAAATCGACATCTTCAAAAAAACTGTTAAGCAACTCACCGATAGAAGTCGTTTTATTTTTTTGTAGGACAGAATCATTTTCAATTGCATCACAGCGGTTTTTACCCCAGGTTCTTGCAACTTCTTTTTTACTGAAAGTTTTGGACTCACGATGTATAATTTCCCCACTTTCTTTAACGCGTACAGTACAACGGTAACTAAAATCTCCGTTTGCCTTAGCACGTTTTTCAACAGTAAATGACGCCATAGAATGAGATTAACCTTAATTCGTCCTACCCCGGAAAGGGGCCTATATGGGGCACCATATAACGAAATTGACGGAAATTGCAAGCAACTAGAAGCAGTTCAATATAAACAATGAAAATTGAAAACCACTACTTAAAGCCATGTGTACCAACAAAATCAATCGATAGAACCTTTTCCATTGCGCCTATGCTGGATTGGACAGATCGCCACTATCGTTATTTTGCTCGCTTAATGTCTGCTAATACTTTGTTGTACACAGAGATGGTTACTACGGGTGCCATCATATACGG